TCCTTTGTTTTTCATTGTTTATACGACCAATATACCATACTAAATAACAAAAGTCAACTAAAAAAAGCAAAAAAATGATAAAAAAAGCGTTAAAATTTACTGTATTTTCGACATTTGTTCTACTTTTGTTCTCATCTTGTGTAAAAAATGTTGAGGATTGTAAATTTTTGCCTAAAATTCAACTAGAATCAGAAAAAAATAGCGAATCAGACGAAAAAAAAGAAGATTCTAAAGAAAAATTAAAAAATATAATAGACAATCGTAAAACAGAAGCTCATATAACTTGTAAATTTTAAGATAAATATTAAAAATGACAAAAAAAATTCAGAAATGTCAAAATTGTGGACACGACTGCCATTGTGGCGGCCATTGTATGAAAAAATATGATGAAAATAGTGAAATTTTGTGTTGTAGTTATTGTAGGCACAAAACAAATACAGATTTTGATGAAAATGAAGTAAAATACGATTCAATGGATTATGATTCGTTTAATGGAGCATAAAAATGGCAAAAATGAGAGAGTTCCTATTTTGGAACGACAAAGGACAAGAAGAAAAAAACGAAAATACAAGTTTTAAAAAGGCCGTAAAGTCTATACAAGAAAAATTTAAAAATCAACTCGTTGGATTTGAGTATATTAGTAAAAAAGGCAAAAAAGTTGTAAGTTCAATACAATTACCACTTGGTAGAAAGAAGAAATTAGGTAAATAATGGCTAAATTAGCAAAAAACTTTGTAGCACACGAAAGAATGCCTAAAAGAACATCACAAGGCACAAGTAAAAGAGTTAAAAAGAGTTCTATGAATAAATCTCGTAAGAGATCATTTAAGGTTTACAACAAACAAGGTAAATAATGCCGGCTATTTGTAGAAAAGGTGATAGTTTAAGTACAGGTCACATTTGTTCTAGTACAACTACTTTAGATACACCTGGACAATCAACAGTTAGAGCAAATGGTATATTGATAGCAAGAGTTGGTGATCCTACAGTATCACATCCCTTTCCACCAGCGCCACCATGTGCACCTCATGTGGCTAATGTTAATATCGGTTCATCTACAGTTAGAGTGGTTGGTGAATTTATAGCGAGAATTGGTGATAGTGCAGATAGTGGCGCTATGACAAGCGGTTCTTCAAATATTTTTGCTGGTTAGTGTATAAATATTACCACTATGGCAATATATGACGCTTCAAATACAAATAAGAGTAAAAAGGCAAGTAGAGATTTTATAGACTTAAATTTAGACTTTGCTCGTAATGTTGTAACAAACGATATTGTAAAAATTGAAGGTGTTGACGCTGTTAAGAGAAGTGTAAAGAATTTAATACAAACAAACTTTTATGAGAGGCCTTTTCATCCAGAATTAGGTTGTGGTGTTAGAGAATTGTTGTTTGAAAATTTTACACCTGTTACAGGTATTTTTATTAGACGAAAAGTGGAAGAAGTTATAACAAACTTTGAACCTAGAGCAAGAATATCACAAGTAGCAGTAAACGAACAACCAGATAGAAACGGTATAGAGGTAACAGTTTACTTTTATGTAATGAATATGCCTAATCCAGTTTCAGTAACAACAGTATTACAAAGAATTAGATAACTATGGCTTCAAATAAACTTTCAGTATCAGAATTAGATTTTGATAATATAAAAACAAATCTAAAAACTTTTTTACAAAGTCAATCAGAATTTCAGGACTATGATTTTGAAGGTTCTGGTTTTTCTATACTATTAGATTTATTAGCTTACAATACACATTACCTAGGTTTCAATGCTAATATGTTAGCAAATGAAATGTATTTGGATAGTGCTGACATTAGAAAAAATATTATTTCATTAGCAAAGATGTTAGGTTATACTCCAACATCAGCAAAAGCCCCTACAGCTTCAATTGACATTTTAGTTAACAATGCTTCAGGCGCTACGATTACAATGGACAAAGGCACAACATTTACAACTTCAGTTGATGGTGTTTCTTATCAATTTGTAACAAACGCTGCTCATACAATAGCACCAGCAAATGGTGTTTATAGATTTTCAAGTATACCAATTTATGAAGGTACTTTGGTAACATTTAGATACACAGTTAACACATCTGATCCTGACCAAAAATTTATTATACCAAGTGCTAACGCTGATACATCTACTTTAAGAGTTCAAGTTCAAAATTCTGTATCAGACACAACAACATCTACTTACACATTAGCTACAGGTATTACTTCTTTAGATGATACTTCAAAAGTTTATTTCTTACAAGAAGGCGATGATGGTAAGTTTGAAGTTTATTTTGGTGATGGTGTTATTGGTAAATCACTAGACAACGGAAATATTATTATTATGGAATATGTTGTAACAAATAAAACTGAAGCTAACGGTGCTTCAACATTTGCTTTGTCTGGTTCTATTGATACATTTTCAGACGTAACTATTACAACAGTTTCAAATGCTCAAGGCGGTTCAGAACCACAATCAAAAGAGTCAATTAGATTTAACGCTCCATTACAATACTCAGCACAAGATAGAGCGGTTACAACAAGTGATTACGAAACAAAAGTATTAGAGTTATATCCAAATGCTCAATCAGTTTCAGCATGGGGTGGTGAAGATGATGAAACTCCAGTTTATGGTGTTGTCAAAATTGCCATTAAGGCCGCTTCAGGTTCTACTTTAACAGACGCTACAAAATTATCTATTGTCAATCAATTAAAAAGATTTAACGTTGCTTCAGTTACACCGGAAATTGTTGATCCAGAAACAACTTCAATTATATTAACTTCAAATATCAAGTATGATGAAAAGGCAACAACAAAAACTGCTGATACTTTAGAGTCAGACATACTTACAACAATTACAAATTACAATACAAATACTTTACAAAAATTTGATAGTGTGTTTAGACATTCAAAAATTACAGGTTTAATTGATGATACTGATAATAGTATTTTATCTAACGTTACAAGTTTATTAATTAGAAAAACATTTACACCTACGTTAGGTTCATCAACAAGATATGATGTTTACTTTAGAAATGGTATTTACAATCCACACGCTGGCCATAAATCTGGTATGGGTGGTGTAATTGCTACATCAGGATTTAAAGTAACAGGTGATACTACAAATGTTTATTACCTAGATGATGATGGAAATGGAAACATAAGAAGATATTATTTTGTAGGTTCAGTAAGAACATATGTAAACAATACACAAGGTACTGTTAACTATGCTACAGGTCAAATTACAATTAATTCATTAGACATAGCTTCAATAGAAAATATTAGAGGTTCTGCTTCAAGTGTAATAGAGGTTACAGTTGAACCAGCGTCTTACGATATTGTTCCTGTAAGAGATCAAATTTTAGAAATAGATACAGCAAACTCAACAATCACAGTTGAGGCAGATACTTTTGTTGGTGGTTCTGCTGATGCTGGAGTTGGATATACAACAACATCTAATTACTAATGGCTACATTTAAAGACAAAATATCCAGCCTGATAAATCAACAGGCACCAGAGTTCGTATTAGAACAACACCCTAAATTTTTAGAATTTATAAAAGCATATTACACATTTATGGAATCTGCCGAGTTAGATGTAACTTCGGTACAAACTACAGACGGTATTTTATTAGAAACTGAAACTGCTCAAAATAACGAATTAATTTTAGATGGTTCTCGTTTAGATACTGATAGAACACAGTTAGACGCTGGTGATAAAATACTTTTAGAAAGTTCAGCTTTTGGTAAATTTACAAGAGGTGAAACAATCACAGGCCAAACTTCAGGTGCTACGACTACAGTTCTTACTGAAGATTTAGATAATGGCCGATTATTCATATCAGCACAAGATAAATTTATAATAGGTGAAACTATATTAGGTAACTCATCAAACGCTAGTGCTATTGTAAATAATTATAGTCCAAATCCTGTAACTAATATACAAGAGTTATTAAACTTTAGAGATCCTGATAAAACAATATCTAATTTTTTAACAAAGTTTAGAAATGAATTTTTAAATACTTTACCTGAAAACTTAGCAACAAATGTTGATAAAAGAAATTTAATTAAAAATGTAAAATCACTTTATAGATCAAAAGGTACAAATAGAGGACACGAATTATTTTTTAGATTATTATTTGATTTAGATTCTGAAACAATTTATCCTAGAGAGAATATGTTAAGAGCTTCAGATGGTCAATGGGATACTCAATTAATTATGAGAGCCATTCAATCATCAGCTCAATTGTTAACAGGTAATACAGCAGATTTAATAGGTAGAACAATAACAGGTGAAACTTCAGGAGCTACAGCAATTATTGAAAACGTATTTAAATTTCAAATTGGTGTAAATGAAGTTACTGAATTTATTTTAAATGAAGACACAATCACAGGAACTTTTCAAACAAGTGAAGTGATTAGAGGCACATCAACAGATAATGATGATATTTTTATTAAGGCT